CGGAGATCAGTTACTGCTAATTTCCCATCAGTAATTGCACTACGAATTTCTTTAATGTCCACTTGCTTCACTCCTTTTGTTTTTTGTCTTTTTAATGCATCAAAAAAAGGCTTGTCCAACTCATCGAAACGAGTACCTAAGCCTTCCTGTAATACCGCTATTCTGTTTTCATCCATCAAACCATCATCAACCATCTGTCGTGCTTTCTGTATGTAAGCATTATGGTTTGATCCTTTGTATACCGTTGAAACTTCTCGCAGATGGGCGTTCTTAATCCAATAAAATACCTTTTGACCTTCTTCAGTCCGATCACCAGGGAAGTATGGAGACATCATCATGGATTTACCATCCACAGAACATATATAGTCTTCAATCCCGGCTGAGAACCCAACTGACAAATCTCTCGTGATCCCGCCTTCAATGTTACGAATAATATCATTCGTTGATCGTCCGTTTGAATTGCTATCTCTTAGCATGTAAAAGCTACCTGAGACCTTGGTCAGTTCACCATCTTGGTAAATACTCGAATCAAATGAGCGAGCATAAGGCTCTCTATTCGTGTCGTGCCAGTCAATCATAGACACGCCTGACAATAAATCTGCTGCATAATTTCTTAATGTCGTTTCAGGATCCATTCGAGTATCAAAGGTGTCTAGTGAGTCATCGCTGATCACACCTTCGAATGCAAATAACTCATTAGCATTGAATGTCCTACGCGTGTGCTTATTGATTTTCGATAGCAGTTCATCGTCAATGTCCGTTGCATGAACTGACATTGGAAAACTGTTTTCTGTCATCCTTTCACCCCCTTTCATCATTTCTCATTTCTTCTATTTTACTAATTTCATAAAGAGAAATATTTTCTGTTAAATTCTTAATTGCTCTGAGTAAATCAATATATTGATCGTAGGAAAGTAAGAAATCGTTTGATTTCAGGTCATCGTCTTGATTTTCTAATTTTGGCTCCTGATAAACATTAAAAAGATGATCGGAAATACTTCTTATAATATCTAGAGAGGTTTTATGCTCATCAGGTAGCTTGAACCTGACAATTGTGAGATTAATCTCAAAAATTGCATCTAATCCTTTGTTTGCTATTCCTGTCATTTTTTCTTCTAAAACTATTTTTTCTTTTTCGAGAATATCCAATCTATCGAGCTCGTGGATACGCTTTTCATAGCTCATTTTTCTCTGTTTTAGTGCATTTTTCTCATTTTCAAGTCTTTTTCTTAAATTCACCAACCTATTAGACAATGGATAAAGCTCATTAACAGTAGCATTCAATAAGAAAAGTGAGCTTTTAGCCTTTCTCAAATCATCAATCTCTTTTTGTTTTAAAAATAAATCTGTCTCAAGTCTGAGATTTGCTTCATTTTGTTTCTTTATTAAATAAATTGAACTTGCTGCTGCTAGTAATGCACCGATAAGTATACCAAGCAAATTTGTAGAAACTTGAATCCATTCTGGTGTTGCATATTCTATTTGTATCGGTGGAAATTGTTGTTCAGAAATTTTTTGAATAGTGTTAATAATCATCTAAATCCCTCCTATTTGATAATCATACCAAACGATACTCAGGTAAGGAAGGTAGTATTAGCCTTTGCGACAGCTAACGAGATGATGGATCACCAACCGTTCCGGCACTATCTGCCTTTCCAGAATGGTACAGTGAGTCCGGTGGTTTTCGTTTGTGTTCCAACATATTCAAGTGTGTTTTGTGGAATATGAGTAATAAACTTGTTAGTGTCATTGACTGAAAGATATCGCGGTTTTCTTGATTTTCCATAGCTTTCACTCCTCATCAAGATATTAATTGATTCAATTTATCTTCATCTAGGCCTTTCCAGAGCAACTGATAGGTGCAGCGGCACTGAATGACATTGTTTGCGCTCGCTCCCATTTCAGAGTCTCTTGGGTACATTAACAGTTCGCCATTAACAATGAATGGTTCGTAAAACTCTTTGAATTGACCATTCGCATGATGATGCCAATCACGCACTCTTGGATAATCATTTGAATCTCGCCACACTTTGCCTAATAGTAAATCCTCTTCTGCGAATTTCATATCTGACCCGAATTGTCCGGTTGTCTGAGCTGTTAAAATCTCTGTTCTAGCTATAGAACGAGCACGATCATCACTGAACGCATAATCACGCTGCAATACAGATTGCACCTTGTCTATCGAATACGGACTATCTGAGATAGTGTCATAGATCAACTTACGGACACGGTCGGCAGAAGTTCCGACAATCTCTGATGCGCTGAACTTCGATCGCCACTCAATCCAATCTAATAGTTTGTCATCTATGAAATCATACTTACCAAATACTCCCTCTGGACTGAACGGTATTTCAACAGGAATGTTCAAATAGTTGATCTCTCCGACCACCATGATCGTTCCGAGTAACCACTCATTAAACAGCTTCTCCCAATCCTCAACCATTTTATCAATCGTTCGGTTGTTCAAAACATACTCTTCTACCCAGTCCTGAAAGTCTTTAGGATAATCTGATAAATCGGCGCGGTTATTCGCAAAATTGGGTGGTTCTGGTGCATCGTTTAACGTGTCATGGATTAATTGTCGTTGATTAGATAAAACGTCTATAAATGCCAAATAAGCCTGTTCAGCAACGATAGCAACATCTGCTGACCACGGCTCATTCATCTCAGCAACAAATGGATCACTACTTAGTTTTTTCTTTGAGGAAGATCTCGCTTGGGAAACGTCTGATTTGTCTGCCTTCATCGTCGTCCTCCTCATCCTCTTTTGATTTTTGAGTATTGCCAAATAAATTAGAATAGCCTACTTGTTGTTTAGGTTCTGATATTGCATCATGGCCAACCATCTCATTGGCTGCTTCGTCATTATCGATCCACCCTTGATTAACCTTAGCTATCAAGTTGTTAATCTCCGTTGCTTCTGCGGTTGCTTCAGCTTGACGATCCTTCGAACGAACTTCATTAAATGTAACTGAAACACTAGACTGGCTACCTTTCACTCTTAAGGCAACTGTGTAGGCTTTTTCCAGTAGTCGCTTCGTCATGTTCTGAATGCTTCGAATACCTGCAACTTGTATTTCCCATTGAATGGACCCGTGTGTTTCTGTTGTAGACTGATTCTGTCCTAACATAATTGGCAACTGCTTAAGTGCGACAGTGACTTGTCGATCGAGGATATCTAAGAGAGATTTAAAATCAATACTCTTCCCACCCATACCGGAAACCTGCTCAACTTTGATCGTGTCATCATGATAGAAATCATCATCTATATCAATCTCTGCAAAAGCCGTTTCTATCGTATCCATATAGTCATTAATGAACTTCTCAGAGCCTTCTTTATCGAATTGTAGCCGTTCAGGAATATTACTGACTATCGCCTCTGTTGAAACGGACACATCAAAACGGGGATAGCCCATCTTGTGAGCGATAATCCGCAGATCGTTTAAGACCTCTGCTTGAAAGATAACTGCTTCAAGTGCTGGCAGCATTGGTGAACGACCATAAGGATCGTCAATGTCAGGATCTAAAGGAACATAAAACACTTGCTCCGGATTCAATGTCAGCCATTTCCCGTCCGGTTGCCGCTGAGACAATTCAAGCTCGCCTGATTCTTCATTGGGAATGAAGTCAACCTTTGACGGTTGAATCGGATGAAAGTCCACAATCTCAGTTAATGAATCATCAAGTTCAACTTCCAATGCTTCAGCGCCATAGGTAAATCCTGCTAGATTTAGGACATTCACTAATTGGTCAGTTCCACCACCGTATATCTTCCCAATTCGAGGAGCCAAATCCTCGTTGATGTATTGCTGCATCTCTTCATCGTTTTCTCCATCAATACCAAATACCTGAACCTCATGTCCTTGGTTACCTAAACGGAGAAAGTTCCAGACTGCCATTGAAGCATCCGGATTAATGTCTCTTAGTAACTTCAGCGAGTCGAGTATCTTCTTTTCTCGGTGCAACTCTCTTTTTACAGGTTGGTTCAATTGCTTAAGAAAACCATAGTCCCACTTCGCTTTCGTTTGCCTGCCGCTCTCGAACTTGCCCGCAACTACTTTTTTTAAAGTATCTTTGCGAATGTTTCCTAATACTTTGCGCATACGTTTTTGTTTTCTGTTACGTCTGAATCGTTCAATAGGTCCTATTGTTATTTCCTCCTTCCTCTTATCTTAGGCAGATTGGGTTTAACATCGTCTGGATCAAAAGGCTTATCCATCTTAACCAACGCCTGAGACATCGAATCCACATCGTCATCATGAGCTCCATTAGGGAATGCTTCTAACTCATCTAACACTTCATCAGTCCATGCTTTCCATAGCGGATGAGGTACGTAGACATTTCCTGACTCCCAAAATGGTGCCACTGCTTGTGCGCGCACTTCTTTACCTCCTTGAGGATTCACTGCAACCATGCCAGGGATCTTTTTTTGTAGCATTTCAATGACGGCAGTACCATTCGCCTTATCTTCGACTAGTTTTGCCGTTGCTTCCGGCCAACGAGCTGTCAATGATTGGATAGCTCGCATCGTTTCTACGATGCCCATTCGCTCATGATGCCGATCTAGTAAATAAAAATCAGCATTATCTCTTGCCCATACTTGACCAGCCACATAGTCAGAAGTGCTTTTGTCCTTAAAAGTACAATCCCAAGACTGTATCTGCTGACTAAAAGAACTAGGCATGACTTTTACATCATCGCCTAGTCCCAATCGCACTTTCATTTCAATGGAAGGCACATAATATTTCGCCCATGATCGTTTAAAGATATCTCCACCAGCAGGTGTTGGTCGCTGCTGGTACAATGATGCCCAACCACGGGACCCAGTAACAGCTTTGGTTTGCTCCGCCCATTCTTCATCTTTACCAATTTCAGGGGCTAAAGCATCGCCGACCTTACGATCAAGCAAGTCCTTTTCCTCCGCAATAGCTGGTATTTTGATTTCGATCCAAGGTAATGTTTTTTCTTTTAATAAACGACCCGCTAAATCATCTTCATGCCAACGAGTCATAATAATGATTACAGAACCATTTGCCGATAAACGAGAATAAAACGTATCACGCCATTCAGAATAAATTTTATCTCGGATTGTCTTACTTTCTGCCTCAGCTCTGTTTTTTACAGGATCATCAATTATCAATAGATCGGAGCCACGGCCAGTTGCACCACCTAAGATAGATGTGCTGTATAACTGACCTAAATGATTATCAATACCCCATTCAGAAACACTCGCTATCTCAGAACTTAGTTTCAAATCGAATAGTTCATCACTGTATAAACGAAATTTTTCTCGGTTTTTTCGTCCGAACTTTTTGTAAAGTTCCTCTGAATATGAAACAACCATCGCCAATTTATCAGGATTCTTGCATAAAAAATAAGCTGGGAAGGTCTCTGTGATAAAAGTAGATTTACCATGTTGTGGTGGTAACTCCACGATGATAAATAATCGTTCTCTATTTGCTATACGATCCAAGTAAGGTGATATATATAACTGGTGTCGTAATGGTTTAAATGTGCACCCGTGGGTATAGAAAAAGAAGTCAGCAAAATTTCTCCTCGCTAACTCCTTTAGTGATTCTTTTCTAATTATCTCAAGATCAACCATCTTGTTCATAGGCTAATCGCCTCAATTCTTCGGTGCTTAGTTCAGCATATGGATTTTTTGC